TTTAGTAGTATATTTAAAATCCCGATGCAGAAAGCGATCTTTTTATATCTGCAGCAGATCTACCTTGTGATTCTACTGTATCTCTAAGAGTTTCTTGGGATATTCTTTTTTCTCTTCCACCACCGGAAGTTGTGTATGATGATTTTGATATATATTTTCTATATGTCATTGATATGTCGCATGTTGCTGGCTCTTCGTTTGAGTAAGACATACTGACTTCGCCAACAGATAGAGGATATGACTCTTCAAATACATATGTATTTGTAACTTTGTTTGTTTCATCCATTACCAGTAGTTGCATATCACTAGCAGAATAATCTTTGTAATATCTAATTCTGTGTGTATCGTAATCAACTACATAGTGCATCCAATCTTCAAAATATTGTCTTTCTCTAAAGTCATTGCTAAGATATACACTAAAAGAAAGTTGGTCATATGTGATTTGATATGGTGCTAATCTTACTGGTCCATATATTTTGGTTTCTGATGTTGCAATAGATTTGCCAGGCAAGCTTACAGTCGAGACTCTATATCTGAGTTGTTCGGTGCTGTTATTATCAGCAAAACTTGATAAGGCTGCAATGCTCGGTGCAGTAATCAATAGTTCGTATCTATTACCACGACTCAATCCCCCTTTTTTTATATTTGCAATAAAGGTATCCATATTTCCCATTTAACTATTCCTTGCGCTTTCTGACCAGACTGTTGATGCAGCAGCCTTTCTAAATTTCTGAACAGGAAGGAAGATTGCAATATCCCATTCGTTTGCATCTATTTTTACAAAATTTGATTTCACTTGTCCATACAAATATCTTTTCAGACACGGTTTTATCATATTATATTTAGACAGTCCTTTTAGTATATTATAAGATAATGCTAATTTTGTTTTTTTGTTGTAATTTTTATCTGTAGATATTTTTGTCAAACTGTCCATCAAAACAATTCTATTTCTTGGAGAAACATAATGTAGATTGATTCCGATAAATCCGCCCGGCGATGGTTCGACCACAAATATCAAAGGAAATTCATCATAATATTCTAATTTCTTTTTCCATTTTGGATCGTATGCATAACAATACATAGAACCAATCTGAGGCCTTGCTTCCAACCTGTCAGATGCCGACATAAGTTTTTGTCTATTTACTCTTGTGTCTCTGACCTTAGTCCGAAACCAATTTCTGGCTGCAGGAGTGTTGGGTTTTACTCCTTTCGCTGCAAGTCTTTTGAGTAGTGGTGTAAAATTAACTGCCATTTAGTAGTGCCTTAAAATCTTCAGTGAGTATTTTGAATTCCCAATTTCTATCTTTGCAAAATTCTTCTGCATATTTCCACTTTGCTTCATTGATGCTCCATGTTTTCATTTCTTGTAAATATCTTGGGGTTATTTTCTTTTTCTTTTTTGGTGCTTTAGTTTCTCTTTTTGGTTTGACTTCTATTACCATTGTTTTTGTTTTTTCTTCTTTGGTCTTTACTGTCAACAAAAAATCGGGATAGTATTTGTGCATTTTTCTATCGACTGGCGAATAATATGGTATTATCAATTCTTCGCTTGACCATCTTATAACATTTAGATTCATATCACAATATTTCATAAATCTACGCTCCCACATAGACCTGTAGGTTACATTTGATACATTTCCCACATATTTATGTGCATTGACCGGATTATATTTTCCTTTATATGTAAATCTCCGCATTGTCGTATAAAAAACCTTATAAATATATTTAACTATTTAGGAGTCTTTACTGATGTTTAATTTTTCGAGGGTAAAATTTGAAATACCTCAGGTTACTAGTGCGCTCAATAATTTCAATAATTTTGAGATACCATCGTTTCCAGACATTTCTCTTCCAGAGATACCAGAGATACCAGAGATTACACCTCAGAATATTCTTGAAAAAGCGGGTATTCCTGTTACAGTGGAATCGCTTGAGGCACAGGCAAAGGTGATTGCCGGTGCCACTCAAGATGATTTAAAAGAATATCTTATGAATGCGGGTGTTGCAAAAAACGCTACAGATGCATTAGAAAAAGCAAAACAAATGAAAACATCTTTTGAAACGGCCCAACAGGATATTGCCGGTGCAGTTAGCAATGCTCAAAATATTGCCCGAGAAGCTGCAGCTGGTTTTGGTGGTGGATTGTCAAATTTAGGCGGTGGATCTTCCTATAATTCATCTGCTACAAGTGGATCCATGACTGCTCTCTCTTATCCTAGTGACGCAGGATCGGACAATGTAAAAGATTATATCGTATTTATTGCTTATTCCAGTGACGTTGGAGGATATACAAAATTCGGTACTACGGACTCATCATCGGCTGGAGAACCGGAAGGAACTGTCCAGTTATATATTCCAGAAAATCTTGCGGTGAATTCACAGGTAGGATATCAAAATACAACTCAAGGCAGCATAGTTGCTGGACTTGCAAACCTTAAAGAAGATGGGGAGTTTTCTTTAGGCGGAGTAGGGGCATTTATTTCAGACATAGCGGGGGTAGGATTAACACAAGCGGGAGATAGTGGTGGGGTTACTGCTCAGGCGTTGGGGGCGGGCGTTGGCGCGGCAAACCGACATGTTTTATTTGAGGGTGTAGACTTTAGAACTTTTAGTTATGCATATGAATTTTTGCCTAAATCTTGGGAAGAATCTGTTAAGATAAAAGAAATAATTAAATTTTTTAGAATTAATATGTTACCCGAAATTAGAGACAATGGAATTACTTTCGACCCGCCCAATTGGTTTAGCATAGAATATATGATTGATGGAAAACCTACTAATTATTTGAATAAGATAAAACCATCAGTATGTACAGGTTGTGATGTGTCTTATGGTGGCAATGGACAGTTTGCAATGTTTCAGAGTGACAAGGGTGAAGACCCAGCTCCAGCACTAATAAATCTTACACTGACATTCCAAGAAGTGCAAGTCGTATCCAAAGTAGATGCTCAGGGAGGATATTAAAAATGTTTGATAAAATTTCAAATATCAAATATGACATAAGGCTTGATAATCGTCCAATAGAATCTAAAAACATTTTTAGATTTGCGTATATTTTAGACTCTTATAAAGATGCCCCCGAAAACTATTTGGTGCATACCATATCTTCGGGACAGACAATAGAAAGTATTTCTAGTCAGTACTATGGCGATCCAAAATATTCTTGGGTTATCTTGATGTATAATAATATATTAGATATCTATGAAGAATTGCCCAAGTCAGACCTTTTGTTGAGAGAACATATTTCTAAAAAATATATTCCAAAAAATGTTTTAGAATTGAAACGATTGAGTCCGGCGCCCGTTTTGCCCAAAGATGGAAGCACTTCGTTTGGGTATTATAATGGTCAGATTGTTTATGATGAAAGTATTGATAGAGGAGTCAAATGGGACAACATAACTCAAAATTGGGCCCCTTTGGCACAAATCGGACCACCAACACCTAGTCCAGCTGAATATAATATATCATGTAATAATTGGAATGATCCCAAGAAATCCAATCATTTTTTGATTAATAAACTCATAGATCCCGAACTCTTATTATTTCGTGGTGGTACATATACATTTAAAATAAATTTTTCTCCTTATGATACTTTTTATTTAACTACAGATGATGGAAAAAATTATTGGAAACCAAATCAATTTTATGGCATATATGTCAATGGAATAACTGAAAAAGATTTTTTTGGGTCTAGACATATAACCTTCAAGGTTCCCGATGATGCTCCAGATTTATTATATTACTCATCTGATGCGACTCGACCTTTTGATGATGATAATAATAGAAATATGTCTGCCAGAATTATAATTAAAAGTTTAGAAGATGTTCCATATGTTAGTCAGAGCGATAGAAACGCATTACAAAATTTAAATGGGTTAGTGATGGGTAAAGTTGTAAAAATTAAAGATAATTTTTACATCTGGAACGGAATGTATACTGAGCCCAATCAAACAAATTTTATTAATGGTTGGAATTTATTGAATCCACAAACGCAAACGACTAATGAATATGCTACAGAATTAGGTTTGCTGACAGCAATGCAAACTCCCCACAAATTTACCCATATTATAGATGGCCATACTATAACTCCTGCTACATATTCCATGTTGACAATCGAAAATAAAAATTTATATTTTATGCAGTCCAAATATGATTATGAAGAAGAGAAAAACGAAAAAAATAGAACTATAAGAATTATGAAAAAACAACTTTTAGGCAGATTTCTAGAACATTGGGAAAGGACTGTTGCATAATGAGTGTTAATCAAACATATGGGTTGTGCGAAATAAAAAAAATGACTATAGTTTCTCACAACGATTTTGAATTGGATATTTTTAGTGCTTATAGATCTCTCAGTATTTATGAGGACTTGTTTTCTCCTTCTATAACAGCGCGATTGACTCTGGAAGATGTTAATGGAATCCTCAACTTTCTACCAGTTATAGGACAAGAAACGGTAAATATATCTTATGTGACTCAAGGATTGACTGAGGCTATAGAATTAGAAATGATTGTCAATAAAATTACAGATTTAGAAAACGATGTCGGGACGCAGACTTATAATCTGGAATTGGTTTCTGTAGATATGATAACAAATTTTGAACAAAGAATATCAGAATATTTTGAAGGTAGTTCTACAGAAATTGCTGAAAAATGTTTTCAACGATTAGAATCTAAAAAGACATTTGAGTTTGAACCAAGTGAAGATAAGTATGATGAAGAATTAGGAGTAATAATTCCTAATATGACTCCAATGAAAGCAATTTCTTTTTTGTGTGGAAAGGCTTTTCACGAAGAATATAAAAGCTCATCTTATATGTTTTACGAAACCAGTAAAAAATATGTGATGAAACCTATGGAAATGTTGATAGAAGAAGAACCTAAAAATGAATTTAATCTTGGTTCTTACAAGAATGCTGGTGTTGATGGAAAAGATATAGTAGACGCAAATGTAGAAAACAAAAAGGCAATCACTTATAAGTTTCTTTCCAATTTTTCGGTTTTGGATAACATTACAAATGGTGTTTTTGCTTCAAAAGTTTCTACTGTTGACATGCTTACAAGAAATAAAACCGATCTAGAACATAGTATGTGGGAAGATCATGAAGAATACAAATACTTGAATTATGACAAAGACAATAAGAGTACATCAGGCCCAATTTTTGATGTTTCTGGAAAAGGCAAACAATATATGAAAGTCGATGAGGACACTTCAGTACGATTTATAGTACCAGAAGTGGAAATCAAAGAAGGCCGACCTATGTATAATCAGGAGAAAATTTTTAGACAAAGATTATTCTATACTAATCTTATGAATAACATCAAATGCGAGATGTCGATTTATGGTGACAGCGACTTAGTGGTTGGCGACACTGTAAATTTAACATTACCTCTGTTTACTAGAGTCGATATGGGCGAAGAATGGAAAGATAAATATTATAGTGGAAAATATTTGATAACAGGAATTAGACATATACTAGCCGGCGATCAGTACACCACAGATTTAGAATTAGTCAAAGACAGTTTCAATGATGTTTTACCATCAAAAGAACCAGTATTGACAGGAGGCGGCGGTAAATGAATCTTTTTACTGGTACAGAAGGGTTGGTCTGGTGGCAAGGTGTTGTTGAAGATGTCAACGATCCAGAGACATTGGGCCGAGTTCGTGTTCGTATTTTTGGATTTCATAGCGATGATAAATCAAAAATTCCGACAGATAAATTACCTTGGGCCGCACCAATTATGCCCATAACTAGTGCATCTATTGGTGGCGTTGGCCAATCTCCAACAGGTGCTTTGCCTGGCGCTTGGGTTATGGGATTTTTCCGAGATGGTATGAATGCACAGGACCCTATAGTTTGGGGAACTGTTTATGGTAAACCAAATGCAAGTTCTTTAAAATCTTCTGATGGTTTGCACCCACCCGATGACGGTGAATATGTCGATGGTGGTACTCGCGTAAATGAATCTGATGTAAACCCCCTAGCAACTGGAGCTGGAACTGATACAAGTGAAAGTGGCGCAACCGCAGCAAATGACCACCATAATAGGGGAAATGATAACGCAAGTCCAGATCAATCTGGTACTCCAAATGATGCAGACAATAGAGAACGACTTTCAAAAATTACAACTAAAAATGGAAAAAGTACTTGGGTTGCGACTATCTATGCAAAGAATTTTCAAAACTTTATAAATGAATTTGAAAGAACTCCTGCTCCTAATCATCCGGATGGATATACTATTTATAGTCTAGGTGGATATGTCCACAGACAAAGTAGAGGCTCTAAAAAATGGAGTTATCATGCTTCTGGTGTTGCGATAGATATCAATCCTGCTGAAAACCCATATCAAAAAACATTTGAAAGTGATATGCCATCAAATACTTCTGCGATTGCAAAGAAATATGGTCTTGGTTGGGGTGGTGATTGGAATAGCGTCAAAGACGCAATGCACTTCAGTATGGCAAAAGGAGAAAGAGGTTCAGTACCGATAAAAAGAAATGGTATTGTACCAGACCCAGAAACAGGAAGTCAAGATTCTAAAAGTATTGGATCTTCTGTAGAAGGTTCTCCTTTAGAATATTCGCCTTCTGTATCAGGTCCTAGTGGTAACACCGGAACTTATGACAGACCTGAACCAAAATCTAATGAAAATCAAACCGCGCCACCTAGTTTGGATGTCAACGAATGGAAAAGTGGAACAGTTTATTCAGAGGGAGACTTGGTTCGATCTCCGCAATTACAAGAAAATCAAATCGGTAGCCAACCTCCGTATACATATAGAACTGGCATCATTACAGCTGCCGCAGCAATGCAGTGTAGTGCATTGGATTTTGCCACAGTAATGTCTTTTGAGATGGGTGGTAGATGGGACGCTCGTATAAAGGGCCCAAAGACAACGGCGTGGGGCCAACATAGGGGAATAATTCAGTTTGGAGAAATACAGGCAAGAACATACGGTGTTGATTTTAGTACAGAACAAACCGCGATTGATACTCAACTTGGACCTAACGGCGCGGTTGTAAAATTTTTACGGGCTCACGGCGTAAAAAATGGTATGGGTAGGTTAGAAATTTATTCTGCAATTAATGCTGGTGGTGTTGGAGAAAAATATTATAATAGGACAGACGCAAACAATGGTGGAGCCCCCGGCACGGTCAGAGAAAAGGTCGAAAGAATGGGGCCGTGGGAAGAAAATGCCCGAAGGTTGTTGAACAGTAAAGACGATGGTAAATATATAGAACAAAAAGTTTACCGAGCAGTAAAAGCTGGAACATCTAGTGATGGTGGAACTGGACCTGCTTCGTCTAAACTGAAAGATGGAGATGTATTGTGGGAAGTTGCTCCTGAAGAATTTCAGAGTGCTTCTAGGAATACTCAAAATGCAGCATATGAGTCCGAGGCCCCATCTTCGAGCGATGGTTATTCTGTAGCTCCGCAACAAGCTGGCGGTGGAGGAGGTCAACCAAAACCTTCATCTGTGCAAAAAAAGATATCTGGTCAAGATACAACAGATTTATTTCAAGAACCGGATAATCCGTTTGCAGCAAAATATCCCCACAATAAAGCATTATTCACAGAATCGGGACACATTCAAGAATTTGATGATACGCCAGGAGCTGAAAGAGTACATACTTATCATAGAACTGGAACTTTTGAAGAAATACATCCAGACGGTACTAGGGTTGTAAAGGTAGTAAAAGACAATTACGAAATCATTTTTGGAGAGAATAATATTCATGTAAAGGGTACTGCAAATGTTGTAGTAGACGCTGATGTAAATGTCAAAATAGGTGGAAATGTAAATGTAGAGGTTGGTGGAAAAATCGACACTACAAGTGGTGGAAATACAACTATCAGAGGCGCTCAAATTCATCTGAATCCATAAGGAAATTAAAATGTCATATGCAACAGAAACAAACAGAGATTTCGATTTAAAATTTATGAAAAACCCCATTAGTAATGATGTGGTAATGAAAATAGATAGACCAAATCTGGCCAGATATCCTGCTATAGAACAGAGCATTACTAATATATTGATGACTTCTAAACTGGAAAGAAAGTTTATGCCCGCATTTGGCGGAAATGTATTAACGACTTTATTTGAGTTAATGACTGATTTTGATAAAATCTCAGTTCCGGGCGAGATAAATATTAGAGAAGTTATAAAAATGTCACTGAAAAAATATGAACCCAGAATTGTAGTCGAGGATGTTGATTTTGGTGATTGGAAAAGAGATAGTAACTCAAATAAACTAAATATCACCATTATGTATTCGGTGCCACCTGTCAATGAGGTACTGTCATATACGCTAGGGATTAAAAGAGTAAGATAAATGGCAAAAAATATTCAAATTTCCGAATTAGACGTTTCAAGTATCAAAAGTAGTATAAAAGAATATATGAAAAGTGATCCTACATTTAAGGATTATGATTTTGAAGGCTCTGGACTATCAACTCTCACAGATCTTTTGAGCTATAATACCTATTACAACTCTTTTTACCTTAATATGATATCTAACGAAATGTTTTTGGATACTGCTAGATTGAGAGATAATGTTGTAGCTAAAGCAAAGTTATTGGGTTATACACCTTCTTCTGCCCGATCAGCCGAGACCTCACTGTCATGCACATTTGAAATTATTTCGGACTATGAAGATCCATCAGATTTTGGCAGTATAAAAATTGATAATACTTTCGTATTTTCAAAGAATAATAGTCAAACATATGAAGAATATAAATTTATTCCAAAAGTGAGTAGGATTGTCCCTCGAAACTTTGCGCCGCAAATACAACGCGATGGGACATATAGACATACATATGAAATTTTTGATTTAGAACTTCTCCAAGGATCATTTGTCGAAGAAAAGATAGTAGTAGATACTACAGATCCAAATCAAAAATTTCTTATGTCCAATTCCAATATTGATACAAATACATTAAGAGTATTTATTCAATCGAATGCTACAGATACTAACTTAACAGAATTCAAAAGATCTGTTGATACAATGTCATTGTCAGATATCAGTAAAGTCTTTTTCTTGCAAGAGTCGTATGAAGGAAAATATGAAATTGTTTTTGGTGATGGAGTACTAGGTTCTGCTATTTCAAGTGGAAACATAATTACTCTGAGTTATGTGGTTACTAAAGGTGCATCTGCAAACGATATGACAGGAAATTTAAAACTCATTTCTTCAAATAAAAATATTAGAGCGGCAAATATTCAAGATAACTTGCAAATAATTGGAAGAAGTTATGGCGGCGCAGATAGAGAATCTACAGATTCTATTAAATTTTATGCTCCGAAAACTTTTGAGGGACAGGATAGAGCTGTAACTGCTAGAGATTATCAAACTATCATTCCTAGAATTTATCCACAAGCATCATCTGTCAATATTTGGGGAGGCGAAGATTCTGATCCGCCCGAATATGGAAAAGTATTTATTAGCATAAAACCCAATTCAGGATTTTATATTTCTTCTCAAGAAAAAATAGCTATCAAACAAAATTTAATAAAAAATTATTCTGTGTTGACTTTGACGCCAGAAATTATCGATCCAGACTTTATAAAATTGAAAGTAACAACACAAGTAAAATATGACAACGAGTCTACAATGTTGGATGAAGCTTCATTGCAAGATATTGTTAAAAGATCTATCATAGATTATGATATGAATATGTTAAACGATTTTAATAGTTACTTTAGGTATTCTCAATTTCTTGCAAAAATTGACCAATCGGATGAATCTATAACTAACAACTTGACCGAAATATTGATGATTAATGAGAAACGAGTATATTTGGATACGTCTGTTAGTTACAGATTTCACTTTAATAATGCTTTAAGACCATCCACTTTGTATTCGAAAGCATTTTATATTACTGGAAACGAAAATGCATATTATCTTGACGATGATGGATTGGGTAAAGTAAGATTTCATACTATGGACCGCAGCAGAGAAAAAGTTTATGATCCTTTATATTCTGGAACAATAGATTATGAAACAGGAACAGTAATAATTCCTGAAATTTCTATAACAAATTTGGTTGGAGCAGAGTCTACATTAGGAGTAGTCGTCCAGCCTTTAAACAATGATATATTTCCAGTAAGGAATCAAATTATTTTATTGGATTTTGATGAACTTAATATTACAATGCTAGAAGATACTGATGATTTTAATGAAAATTATGATATATCAACACAAAGAGTTGTGGTATCCAGAAATACCACAACCACATATAATAATTCATCAATGTCTGTCACATCTGGAACTGGAACAACGTCTATAAGTAGGGTATACTCTGATTCTCCCTCCGCTGGTACTTCGGGAACAAGCAGCACCAGCAGCGGATCGAGTAGTAGTAGTGGCGGATCAAGCAGTAGTGGATCAAGTAGTGGCGGATCAAGCAGCGGCGGTGGATATGGCGGCGGGTATTAAAAATGGATAAAACTAATATTTCAAATGTAGCAAACCATATAAAATCTCAACTTCCAACCTATATTTCTTCTGATGAAGATTATTCTAGGTTTGTAAAATTTTTAGAGTTGTATTATGAGTGGATGTCTCAGTCAGATAATCCGTCCGGTGTCACTGGTGATATGACAGAATATGGTGATATTGATGATACATTAGAAATGTTTGTTTCATTGTATAAAAATGAGCTAGCTTCATCATTTCCAAATGTTGTAAAAATAAAAGGAACTAACGAAAAAAATTCAGAAAATGTAAACCTAAATCAACTAGGAAATGCGGCCGAAACTGCTACAGAAAGTTTGTATGATCAAGAATTTTTAATGGATGGAATTGCAACATCTTTCAAACTCAATTATTTTAATCCTTTCTATTATTTCGGTGAAACTGATGCAACAACTGTTGTTGATGAAATTGTGGTATTTAAGAATCCCGCAAGTGATGTTGCTAATAGAGGCGATGGCGATACTTTACAATCTTATATCGATTCTTTGACCCCACCAGATGTAAGTCGGACCGGTTCTACGGGCCATTATATAAAACTGGTTGAAAATACAGATTATGTCATAG